TCAAACTTGTTCAATGTCATTAACACTTTTCACAAGTTTGAAAGTTACATTTTTTATATTGGCTGTATTAATTTTTACATTTTCCCTATCTTTTTGTAGCTCTTTATGCGACTCTAATGTATATTTACCACCATCTTTTGTATTTATGACGATGTTACCTTTAGGCAAATGTTCTCCCATATACAAGCCATAGGAAATATGAGCAAATCTTATGATATGATCCAATTCTTTTAAAGTGACAACTTCTTTATTAAGAGTAATATTCCTCTTAGGTGTATACACTCTGCCAGCAACTGTGTATGTTCCTTCTAAATGTATACGAACTTGGTTTTCATTTAAAGGTCTCTCTGAATAAACCCAATTCCTAGATTTATTAGATTTTCCATTTATTGTATCCTTGCTGTATCTATCGTAAAGTTTTTTAACCAAAGCTTTTTCTGAATTATTTGGTACTTCTTCAACTTTTTGTAATTGTTTATCTTGTACACTTGAGGAATTTTGTGTTGACGCGTCTGCTTTTGGATATATTCCAAATGTTCCCCCATAGATGATACCTAGCGATAGAATAGATTTTAATACGATTGAATTTTTTGAGTCATATTTTTTGAACATATTTAATTACCTCCTTGATGTAAAGCTTTATTTGCTACAATTATAAAAATAATAGACGTGTTCATGAATTAAATTCATCTTAACTCTTGATTAACTTTAATTTGCTACCACTCTGAATTTAATAACTATAAATCGTCTACACATAATTGGACAAAATCTAAGAGAATAAAATTTGTTAATTTAAAATAGCAAGCAATTCAAAGTTATATGTGTAATAGATAAAATAGATATCCCTATAGTGATGCGTTACTAGCTAAACATAATAACACATTAGAAGATAATGAAGTTAAGGAGTTACTGGATTGTTTCGACTATGTAATTAAGTATAAAAATATCCAACGACAAAACGTAATTATAAAATGGTAAAAGCTATGGTACAGTTTCAAATTGCTAATGACATGCGTATCGGTGAGCTACTTGCAATAAAGAGAGTAAATATAAACTATGAAGATAAAACGCTAGATATCGACGGTAAAGTTAATTGGATAACTGAAAAAAGACGGGAGCATTCGGAGTAAAGGAGACAACTGAAAGAAGTAATAGCTATAAGGCCACAGGGCTCACTACCCAAAGCATCGACTTACTAAGAACACTTATGCTTGGAATGATAAGTTTATTGATAGAGAGTACATATTCACAAATACGTCTGGTAGCCCTATCGACTCGAACAAAATTAGCCACATTATTAAAGGGGGGCGCTGATATTAGTTCTATTAAGAAACCTATAACGACGCATACATTACATCATTCGCATATATCTACACTTGCTCAATTAGGAATTAACTTAAAAGCAATGCAAGAGCATGTAGGTCATTCAGATTATAAAAAAAATCTAGAGATATACACACATGTTACTAATCAGATGGCGAAAGATATGATGAATAAATTTGAACGATTGGGGAGTTAAAATTGGAAAAAGATGATACACTAGCAGAAATTAAGCCTATGCTCAATTTTGATGAGCAAATAGCGAAATTAAAACAGATGAATATATTTTTTAATATTATTGACACCGAAAAAGCAAATGAAATTCTTAGAAAAAATAATTACTTCTTCAAACTAGCTTATTTCCGAAAAAATTTCGAAAAAAAGAATGGCGGCTATTTCATAGAATTTGCTTATTTATCAGATTTAGCAACTATAGATATGAAATTAAGATACACAATGTTGCATTTAACTTTAGATATTGAACATAGTTTAAAGTATCTAGTCTTAAAACTAATAACAGAAAATAACCAAGAAGATGGTTATAAAATAATAGATGAGTTCTTATGTATTGATAAATCATATAGCAATTCAAATTTTGACACAAATTCAAGAACACCAGAAGAAGTTATGGAAACCAAAATCAAAAATAAAAACGAAATATTCAAGCATATGAATAAACGAGGACAACTACCCGAGAAGTTGAATAAATACTATCAAAATCCACCCGCATGGGTTTGCATTGAATTCATGCAACTAGGTCAATTCGTTTCGTTTCTCAACTTCTATTACAAGAAGTACAATGACGAAGAATTGAGAGTTGCTAATATTTTAATGCCTTTAGTTAAAAATATAAGAAACAAATCAGCTCATAACCAACCCATCATAGCAAATCTAAATTATGACAGTAGATTACCTCAATATTTATTTGAAAAAGGGAATAATATAGGCATATCTAGAAACATGTTCGGAATAAAAAATTTCATAGATACTTTCGCTACGCTAGAATTACATAATCAAGTTTGTAGTAATGCAATTATCCAAGCAAGATATCACGATTTGGACCAACTTCAAAAGCGATATAAAAGAAACGAAAGCTATTATAATAATGCATTAGCTATCAAAAGATTTTTTATAGCTTTAGATAAAATTATTGACTTCAACAGACCAAAAGTATAAACTATCTAGTGAGGAAAGAGACTTATAGGTCTCGCGAGTTATTTTAATTCGTATGCAAGAAAAAGAAGAGCTATGCATTTTATTTAAAATGCGTAGTTCTTTTTTTATGCATCTAAATTCATATTATTTTTGCAATATAAACATATCTTTGTGCAAATTCCGAACACAAAACATTCACATCATCCTTTTTTGCCCTTTTTCTATACCCCAAAACACAAAAAGCCCCGTAAGCCTATGCCTACGGGGTTTGACAATAAATTATATATTATTGTTCTTCTTTTATATACTGCTATTTTATGAATAATCACTAGTGTTCAAAATACTATTAAATCAAGGATTTATAGTCATAATTCCCATTTTGAAAGTCTATGAACATGCACACTATTTCGCAACTTTGCGAACTTTTTGCGAACATACTACCCTTGCCCCTAGTTTCACAATTACGCCTTTTTTTCGCCTTTATAATAACCACACTCCTAAATTAATAGGTGGTGTGGTTTGATCATTTATAATATAACATAAAAACAACCACCCAGTAACTAGTATGGATGGTTAAGGTGTGCCTTTAGCACTTAATAAAACCGATAATACGTTTTATTATGTCACAAATATTTCAGCGACTTGTTATGTACCACCACACAAACCTACTCCCATTCAGGAACACAGAGCTTTGTCGCTCGTCAGCAACGTCATATGAATTCTCAGTTCATGTTGTGGTGACACTTTAAACGGTCTGTGCCAGTAGCGACCGAGTCATTTCAAGAATGACCATTTCACATTTATATTATAACACTTGTCGTGCGTAACTGTATAGTTTTTCAGTTGTATTTAAAGTTAAGTTATCTACTTCGCGCTTTCCTTGCCTTAATTGTGAAATTACATATTGCGCTACGCCAGTTTGTTTGTGAATTTGGTAACCTGTTATATCACTTTTGATCAATTCAATTATTTTTAATTTATAATCACTCATATTATCTACGTCCATTCTTTTTATCTAAACAATAAAAATGTGTTTTTCTCCCGATAAATAATAACAATGGTAGGCTTAATAAAAACAATATTAAATACATTTGTTCTGTCATAATTGAAAACCTCCAAATAATATTATATTATATAAGTGTAAGGAGGAGCCATCAGGCTCCAAGCATAATGTTAATCTTTGTTGTTTGGCTTTCGGTCTAGGTAGCCGAGATGCCATTCTCTAAGTTGTTTTAACACTTCTGGAATTATCAGTACTGCCAATACTTGATGTTCTAGAAGTGTTTTTATTATGTCTAGCATGAGGCTTTTCACCTCCTTACACATAATTTGTAAGTCATCAACTAACCTACAAATATAATTATACTAAACAATTGTTTATTAAGCAAGTGTTTTTTTAAATTTGCATAAAAAATAGGCAAGTACCGTAGTACCTGCCTGTTATCTACATTTAAATCTTGAGAGAAATGTTAAAAAGTTCTAGTAAAATAATAGCACATTTTATCTTTAAATGTAAATAGAAAGCAGGTGTGTAACGCACCTGCTTAAATAGACATGACTATGTCATTTCAACTGATTTCTCCCCATTAGTCGCCTAGTACCTGACTAGTTGGGGCAGAACCATTCCATGTTCTAATAGGCAAGTAATAACGTTGCCCCTCCCGTTTATATAATACCCATAAATAATATTTATATAACTAATTTATGTAATTTTACAAGGCTCAAAATTGAGTTCTGCAGTTAAATTCATAAACATTTAGTATGGAATTTTAGTTTTGCCGTTTGATGTTATGTGTACTTTGGTGCGTACTGGTTCAAAAAGGATGGCTAATTAGTATAAAATACATGCGCCCATATATCCCACTGGTGGGACATTTAATTCTGGATTTTCAGCTATTTTCATAAATCTATTAGCTGATAATTTGCTTAATCCAATTTTCAAGCCATAGCCTAAATTCACCATGCGCTAAGCCATTTTTTTCACATGTTTTAATCTACGAACAATCTCGAAAATCGACTAACCAGCCTTTGATGATGTCGAATTTAATAATGTAATATATACATTTTGCATACATAGTTATTAAAACTCATTTCCCACTGCAACACAGGGCGTTTCTCAGCGTCTATTTTATTAATATTTTAATACCTTTTTCTTTAATTAATTATTTTCACTAATAGTCTCTTTCTTCAAGTCTATTCTATTAATTATTTCATTTTTAATGTCTTCTAAAAAATTAATTTTCACTTCATCAGTCCACTTCTTTTCATTTAAATCACTTTGATAAAAAGAATTTATATTTGGTATGATTTTTAAATATACTAATAATAACAACTTAGCTTTGAATAATTCTTCACATTCTTCATGTTCATAAATTCCATCGTATCTTTTAAAATCTATACCTACTAAATCACTACCGCTTAACCTTAACTCTATATTTTCATGATTCGTATAAGACAAGCAAAGAATTATCTGACCTAACTTACCTTTTTCGAGTACAAACGATAGAGTACTTATTAAATTTAGCACTGTATTACCATGAGAAGAAACCTTATTATTATCTGGAGTATCACCCTTAAATCCTTTAATATTATCAAAAGTAAGGTGCTCTTCGCTTTGTGTATTAGTAGTTATAATAAAATCGCTTATTTCCTTATAAATTTTATAAACAATCCATAAAAGCAAGTCATCGTTGAAGTTTAAATTAATCTTAGTTATTTCGTTTTGTCCTGTGTATTTCAAAAAACGTCTCAAAAAATATTGAGAGTCTGTATTCTTATTTATAATATATTTCACAGAACTATTCATAAAATAAACTAAAACAAACCCCGTATTATTAGTTGTTCTATCCTCAAGTGGTTCATCACCACTTCTCACAGAATCGTATGAGAAATGGATAGTATTAAATTCAATTTTCTGACTACCTAATTCTATTTCTTTATTTTCTGTAAATACTTTGTATGTTTTAAAATTATAATGATATGTTTTTAAATCTGTGTTTATATTCTCGTTCAATTCACTTACATCCAAAAGTTTTTGGATAATTATATCTAAATCTTGTTCCTCATTATCTAGCCATCTAGTAGTTGTGATATACGCCATTAGTTTACTCCTTTTCAAATTTAGCTTTATTCGAGTTAAATGAAACCCAAATTTTTTTCATTAAATTAACATTAGGATTACATTGTAATTCTATATCTGCATTTACCTCATTTTCTGACTTAATCACTTTAAAATTCAACGGTATAATATCACCATTTAAATAATTCTTATTATTTACAAGATCTTTTAAAGCTATAGAAATCCTATCTTTTTTTCTATTAACTTTAATACTTTTATCATTTTTATTATCTACTTGTGCAGATACACTATACGGGAGATTAAAATCAATGGTATATTTCGAAATCACTGAACTTTTACCTGTTAATTTTACATTAAAAAAAATAGTTGTAACATCACTATTAAATTTATACTTTATTACTTCATCAGATAAAGAAGACTCATTTTTATAAAAATTAACTTTAATATGTGTTCTATGGAGTAATGAAGATAAGAATTTATAAAATATCTGTATCAAAATGATATTAATTGCTAAATCAACTGAAAAATACTGATCAAAAGGTATTGTAATTTTAAAGAACTTTAATATAGAGAAATAATTTGCAAAATTTGCCGCGATCAAAATTATAAAAAATTCAATCACTTTATCAATATAAAATTTACTATTCTTTTTCATTGTATTCGCTTTCAACTATTGAACAAATAATATTATTATACTTGTCAGTAATTTCATTGTCGCTCGTTTCTAATATTCCATTTATATACAAATAGAATTTATATATTTTTCCATCTTCTCTCAATTTAATATTAATCTTTTTAATGTCTATGACAGATGATTTGTGAAAAGATTCTAAACTTTCCAATAGTTCAACTATTTTGGCTCTGTCGTCAGCTAAATTTTTTATTAAAGTATCAATATAATCATTGTGTTCCTTATATTGCTCTAGTAATTCAATTTCAATAATTTCAGCATTATATTTTGTAAAGAACTGTTTAATTATCTGAATCATAATATCTGATGTAATAATTATTTGATTAAAGTCTTTATCTTGTATTTCTTGAACAAATTTATAATAATCTTTATTTAATGGTCTTTTAATAGCTTCAACTTTACTTGCATTATTATTAAAAAGCTTATAATGTAATAGTTTCATGAATCAGCCTTCTTCCTTTGTTAAAATTTATTATACATAAAGAACTTATATAAGACTACTTAATTTAAAATATTTTATTACTAATGAGTAACAATTAAAGTGATTATTCAACAACACTTCTTCTAATGGAGGTGTTATCAACTTTCTTCATTTTTTAACATCACTTGTAAATAAATGAGTAAAAACAACAACAGAAGTTTTACACAAATATATTTTTTTGATTTTATAATATTCCCGCTCCTCGAATATCGCTATACCATCAACAAATACTTGTGTAACCACATTCACATCTGTTTCTCGTTTATGCTTTGGTTCAGTTTAACTAAACGTTTTATTTCGCTTCAGATTTGATTGTTGTTTCTCTCTAGCCTTTCCTTGAATATATCCAGTTAAATCTTTGGAAGAAAGAATTTAGATAAAATAAACCATCACCTATTTGAAGGTAATGGTTTCACATTAATCCTCTAACGGAATATCATCCACAATCACAGTATGATTAGGATTAGTGTTAGATACATCTTTCACTGCCTTATCTAATTCCTCATCGTCTCCGTCCCATTCACCAATATTAATGAATATAGGCACATTCCCGTTAATATCATGCTTATCTGTAAATAACTTATGGTATTTACCCAACATATCACGAGCTTTTAAACGATCACTAGGTTTTATTGGTACCTCTATCAGTTCAACATGTTCGTTATAGACTAGCTGTACTTTGCCACTTTGTGGATTCTCTTTATATTCCCCTCGCTTGACTACAACTTCTTTCGTTTCTGTCTCATCACCGACTGCCGCATTCGTAAGCACATGTAGTAACTCTTTTGCGGTTAATACATTCTCATCTATAATCTTATCTTTTTGTTCTTGTATATATTGCTTGATGTGTGGCTTCTTTAATAACCTACATCCTGTCACATGTGCACTATTTGCGCTATAGCCTGCTTTTATGGCACTTTGTGTTACATTAAGTGTTCTTATATACTCATTCACAAAACGCGCTTGTTTTGCCGTTAACTCACTCATTCTATCACCTCCACAATTTTATCTAATAAGGTTTCATACCATAATCTTACAGATTGTTCTGAACACTCTAAGACATTGCTAATATCTTTAAAACTACGTCCTTGTATTAAAGAATCGAAAATATAAAACTCTTTGTCATTAGCTACTTGGTCAACAATCATTTCTAAGTGATTCTTTACAATATGATCATCAATGTTATCGTCTGCCATCCATTCATTAGAATTTTCATCACCTATTGAAAAGAATTCATCGGTATTTATTTCATCATCTATCAACACATCACTTCTAGTTCGCTTATGATAATCACAAACGAAGTCTTTTATTTGCTTTTTATCCATTGTTACACCACTTTTACATATGAAGATTGGTGATATGCATTTACTCGTGCAATCTTACTGTTTTCAATTGCTGTATTTCTTTGTTTTTGACGTTCTGAACGTTGTTTAATACTTGCTTGATACAAATCAACTTGTAAGCGTTCAATGACGTTGTAAGGCTTATATCGTCCATTTGAACGCATATATTTTACAACTTGCTTCTGCTCTTTTTCTGTATAATGATTTAGTACCTTTTTCAACAACGCCATATTATTTATAGATCTATTTTTATAGTTTTGTAACCCTGCTTTTGTTTCAATAATTTTGATAACTAATTTTTCAATCGGATATGAGACAGACACGACCCCCATTCATTTCATCACATGTTGTGGTCGACGCACTCATATGGTACATACTTTCAATTTGGAATTCACACATCTTAATTTTTTTATTAATAAATGCTGGGTTAAATTGCGTTAATAGTTGATACTCAGATAGTTTATTGTCGCCATTACGATAATATAAACAATTCTTCGTTTTAAGCAGTTTCATTTATTCACCCCTATAAACAGAGCCTACCCGAATTGGATAGGCAATCATTGCTATTTAATAATCCTGTTTTGCTTAGCTAAATTTTGTAGCGTTGTACCATATTGCTTTAGCTTAGACTGTTCTGATTGTTGTAACTCACTTGAAATCTCCTGCATATTGTTTTTAATATCCAAATCAACTGCATTTATTAATAGATTTGTATCTTCTTCATTTAAACCAAATGCATTTGCGACTTTTTTAGTATTATTTAACTCGTATTTTGTTTCCATTTAATTACCCTTTCTTTTTAACGTTTTAAAAACAACTTGTTATTGTGTTCGTGTGGCAAATCATTACCATTAATATATGATGTAAATATATTTTCTCTAAAGTAGCCATTCAATGCTTCCCTAGCCTCTTTATCATCATATAATTGTTCTTGACTATAAATACTCGCATATTGCTGATGCTCATCTTCATATCTATCATTAATATCTTCTATTTCATCAATGATCTCATTATATGCATCGACTACCTTTTTTAATTTACCTAAAGCTGATTGCTTTTCTGATTCATATAATGATGACAACTCGCTTTGATGTTTTAATAATTCAATTGTCTTTTGATATTTAACTTCTTTCGACACACTTTTCTTTGTCTCTAAGCGTTTATTAAGTGCTTTTAGTTTCTTTTCATCAGCATCTGTTGCTTGATATAGGTTATCTGCTTTATCATCTTGTCCATCCATGATTAACTGTTTGTATGTGGACTTATCTAATTTTATTTTACTCTCCAATGCATTACGCTCTTGTTCCAATTCTTGTATAGCCTTTTGTTGATCTATTACAAATTGGTTGTATTCTTTAAAGTACGATTCAGTTTTCATTTTTATCCCCTTTACACTTTAATACGTTTCAAAGCTTCATAGCGTTTCATACTACCATCAGCTAATTTCTTAATACTTCTCATCGCTTGTTGCTTTTCTTGTTCTGTCGTAATGATGTAATAACCACGTTCACTAGGTTTATAACTGCATCCGATAGGATAGCCATAATCATATACTAATGAATTGATTACTCTTCGTAACCATCGTTCATTGCTTGAATTATATTCATATCCCAATTGATTTAAGATTTTAGTTTTAGTAATATATTTATTGGACGTATTTTTTATCACATTGAAAACTTGCAGGTGTTCGGTGGGTAAATGATACGTCTCTTTTTCTGCGATACTTTGCATTTCTACACCTCTTTCTTTTAATTATTTCATACCTAAATTATACCATTTTCACTGACCTAAAACAAACTTACGTTCGCTTTATAGCGCGTTTCATCAGTTGTTTAGCTTGTCACATATAATACTTATAAAACCATATTAAATAATTAATAAAGAGCCTTTTACATCACACTAATACAGAACTTAAGTTCGATATAATAGAGCGAACAAATTGCGAACAAACTTAACTTTTAGTCCTATACCAAAAACACAAACTTTAGCTTGTATTAGCAACACCAAAAATCGTACACATTGCTGTAACCTTATTATTTTTATCAGGAGCCACACACTACATGTGACCCCTCATAACATTATTTACTCAAGCTATAGTAAGACTCTTTTAGATCATTCAATTTACTTTCTAAAGCCTTGTAATCCTCTTGTGTCGCATTCTCATCTTGTACAAACTCAGTTACTAATTTTAATCCCTCAACTAACTCTCGTGCTGGTTCATTGATTCCCGTAGCTATCTGATACAACATTTCAATATTCGATATCACATCAGTATTACTTGACTGAATGTCCTCAAGTGTATCTGTATCAAATCCATTTTCTAGGTACTCAAACACATCACTATTATTTGATTCTGCATATGTTTGTAATCCATACATAAAATACTCATCTTCAAATAATTGACTGGCCATCATATCACTAATAGAAAGCTGTTTACCGTCATGTAATTCATAACCTACATAATGACCTTCTATACTTCTTATAAGCCCCTCAGTGTGCTTAGGTGACGCTAATTCAAATGATTGCCTTACTTTACAATCTTTAATATATACATGACCGAATAACTTCCCGTTCATCATCACATAAACCATATCAAACGGATCATTGTATAACTTAAAGCAATACGGTTGTACTTTACTATGTTCTAATAATCCTGTGTAGTACCTTAGTAACGTGCCTGCTCGTGTTTCAAATTGGTTTACGATAATTTCTATGTTCATATCACTTACTCCTTTTTATATAATTTAAATAACTCTTTAATCTAGCTAGCACTAATTCAAAACTTCCTGAAGCTATAACTTTGTAACTTGTTCTTTTATTTAATTTAGGAATATAACTCTCACGCCATGCAGTCCAAGTGTTATCAATATATTCTAAATAAACCGTTGATAAATAACTTATTGAACAATAGTATATTTCGTTAGATATACCAGTTATTAAACCAATCCTTTGAGCTTGTTCGTCTAAATTGTAATCCTCTTTAACGGCTTGCACTTCTAACAGTCGCCTCCCAATCTCTCTCCGTAAATACATCGCCGTTTTTATTATCTCCAATCAATACACGTAACGGCTCAATATCTACGTTACATTGAATCGCATAACTTACTGCTTTATATAAATCATTGTTCCTATATTCACTTTGACCGTCTATAATGCGTTGATATGCACGTTTTCCTTCTCCACCTTTGCCAACTCTTACGTGACTAAAACTATAATTAGGTAGTGCTCGTCGAATGGAATATGGCTCTAATACTTGTTGTTTGTAATTACCAGCTTTAGAAAATATTCGTTTCTCAAACTCTCCTTGATACTCAGTTACATTGACACCGTTATGAGTGTATATACCTTTAGCTGTTTGACTACCTGCAAGCACAAAATAATTATTGGGATGTGCTTTGATATCAACAGATGGTAAATAACCTATCTTCTGTCCGTATTCGATATTGTCATGCTTTTTGAATATGATATGTTTCCCACCACTTGCCGTTGTCTGTACTAATGTATTTTGTGCATTGGTAACAAGTTCTTCGTAATATGGTATTTGTTTCAAACTATCGAAACCATTCTTACCATCTTCATGATCTACATCAATGTCGATACACCATACACCTCGTGTTAATACGCCCAATACATTGGTTTGATGATAAATATTAGAATGATATTCAACGAATTCATCAGTAATATCTATATCAGCAAATGAAACTGTTGGCTTTTTGTGATTATTAAGTGGTATCACTTCAATATTCTTTTTTAATAATTTTTTTGCTACATGATAACCAGTCATTGAACTCCTCCTTTTAAAACTAACCCTTATAGCCATTGTTTTACCTATAACCCTTTATTAAATTTAAATAATTATAAATTACTAAATAAAACTTAGGCTATAAGAGTTAGTGACTGTTATTACAACGATTCATAGGTTATAACAAAGGTTAGCAAGAGTTATTTCTAACCCTAATCATTAATTAATTCTAAAGCCATATTAAAAAGTTCTTTGTTCCCGACTTGATGCACCTTTGTATTAACACCATCAATCCACTTCTGATTATTTATACTAATACCAATCTTTCTCATATCTTCTTTAGCGTTCTTGTAACGTAAACTTGAGTAATCTTGTTCTATCAAGCGTTGTAAAGTTTCATCGCCTGCTAATATAAAGCCCTGTTTTGATAACAATCTGATCATAGTAATTTGAGTTTCAGTCAATTCATCTTCATTAAAATAATACTTGAGCATTACATCCTTAAATTTAAATTCTCTTCCATTTTCTTTTAAATATTCCAAACTCGCTATTAAGAATGACACTGAAGCACTAACTGAAATGTTGCCATTAGGTTGTATATAATCCCAATAAGGCTTAAAAATCTGATAACGTTCTTCATCAGTTTCATTTATGGGTCTATCCTTTAGCGATATTTTAACTGTTCGCGTTGTATTGGCTGTAATTTCACCAGTATCGACACTTTCATTTGTATCTAGTATTAATACGGCGTTATTTTTAAATGTAAATGCGTTTCTTCCAATGCCCCGTCCAGAAATTGTTTCACCTGTTGCTATTTTTCTTAATATGCGCATCATTTGTTTAGTGATTTCACCTGTCTCATTAGCATGAGCTATATCTGCACCGTAAAAATTCATCCACTCATTTGCCGATTCAAAACCACCAGAAATAAGGCTATCAAAATTAACTTTGTTCACTGTCATCAATTTTTCAAATGTAGCCATAAACAAACCTTTTCCAGAACGACCAAAATCTTTAAGTAAAAACCACTTTTCTGCTTGTATCAATTTCATTTTTCGATACATTGTATAAGCGTGTGTTAGCATTAAATTGTTTTTACTCTTTTCATTGTCAGTTACTAAATCAAAGAAGTTTCTGGGTATTTCTAAATTGATATCTTTAATATCTACGTCATATTTAATTGAGTAGAGCTCATCACTTTTTGATTTTTGTTCTGTAAGCGTTAAATTTTGGCAATCATATACCCAGTCATTACCTGCAATGCAATAAGGATAAATCTTAAAGTTATGAGTTACATTTAAATGTTCGCGGTAAAGCTCTAACATCACATCTAAGAAATCATCAATATAGTACTTGTTATCAACTGGATAGGTTAACGCAAAGTTTGTATTGTCTATCACTTCATACTGGTTATTCTTAACTATAATAAAGCAGTCTAGTTGTTTTGAATAAATGACCCTGTCAGAAATTAGATCAGCTATAAAACGTGCATAGTTATGAAAATGACTAGTTTTAAACGTAGATTGTTTTTCTTCTTCACCATTTTTATCAACAGTCTTGATATTGACGGTTCCATAAACAAGCCCAATTTCTTTTGGTTTTATGGTATAATCTAAAGTAAGATTACTAATATAATCACCTGCAACATTATCTTTTTCTCGGTGATATACATTTCCTTTGTTATTAAAAACTTGTCTATCTGTTGAGATTGATGCAAAGTTTATACGCTTGCTTATCTCTTTTATCCTAGATAGATTAATTGTTGAAACATAATCTAATTTAGAATGAAATTCGAAATGTTTTTTATAAAGTGATACTTCGTCCATGTAGTCACCCTTTCGATAATATTCTGTTTTTGTTAATATATTAATTAGTATTTATTTAATTAAATACTTTTGTACATTTGCGTTACTTTCGCTTTGGTCGGTGGAGAGTGACGCTTTTTCTATTTCATGAAACTTTTGTATAAGTTCACCGAACTCTTTTAAGTACACATGTAATAACTCAACTGTATGTTCATTTTGTATACGATGTTCTAAATAGCTAGCAGAAAAATTAATATGTTCCCGTTTTGTTTCTAATTCATTTTTTACAAATCTATCTTCAACAAACCAAGCATGTTTGGTAGCTACATCATTAATTTTTTGTTTTATCACTTCAATGTCACACATTAAATCTTTAATTTCCCAATTCATTTTTATTCTCCTTTCTCTAATTGAAAATTATTCTTTAATTCTTGTGCACACCATTTCATTATCAATTCTAAGTGCTTTTCACGACTGATCTCTGAAACCACTTCAATACCATTAACATATTCTGTGTGTTCGTAACTTTCCAAATTATTCATGACACTTAACTCAAGTTGATAAACCAAGTGTTCTATTACTTCTTTTTGTTCATTATTCATTTTCTAATCCTCCTGTTAAATTAAATCCATAAGTTACCATTATGCCGTATACACTAAAAGCGACATACATGTTAGATATTGCTAGTAATAAAATTGTTAACAATGAAACTAAGCAGATATAAGTTAAGTATATTTTCATTGCTTTACCTCCTACATCCATTTTTTATGACGCACCTTCATGTACTCCTCGAATCGCGGAATACTGATAACAATCAATGTTGATGATAGTGAATAATATAAATCATCAACACCTTTAGAATCTTTTTCCCATTCTTTTAAAATGCGATTCACCGAACTGTATGAAATTCCAAAAATACCAGCTAGTGCATTAGGTTTCGCAAACAACGGATTTACTACAACTTGCTTCGGTTCTGTAACTGTATTTTCTTTTGATGGAAAGTCTTGCAATTTTGTTCTAGACATTTATTTGACCCCCTCTTTTTCATTGATTCCAAAAAATTCGTTCAAAGTTACATCAAGGGATTTACACAATTTCGAAACAGTACTAAAACTTGGATTAATTTGTTTTTCGTGATACAACTCATGAATTGTAGTTCTAGAAACACCGGTATCTTCACTCAATTTTGTAGCTGTAATCCTTTTTCGCCCCATAATCATACTTAAATTATTTTTCATATTACCGCCTCCATTTGTAGGCTTTCATATTTTTAGGAATTGCCTACAAAAAGAATGTACCACGAATCATATTTCACAGTCAATACTTTTATTCTTTGGAATTAATCCCTGTAATTGTTGTATAATGAAATAGAGGTGATTTTATGAAATTTGGAGATATATTAAAGGAATATAGAAAACAATTAAAGTTATCTGTAAATCAACTTTCTAAACTATCAAACGTATCAGTAGGCTATATTAGTAAACTTGAAAATAATAAAAGGAAATTCCCGACTACTAGAACATTGTTTTTATTATTACTAGGATTTAAAAACTCAAAAATAAATGATCAATCTAAATCAATACAAGATGTAGACAATGAAATCAAATATATTTTAAATGAGTTTATAAATGCTGAAGATAGCGAAATAAATAGTGAAGATCTGGAAAATTTATACAAAGATTTCAATACTTTCTATGAAGATTTGCATAAAAAAGTTGGAAATAAAGATGAAAGAAATAGAAAAAAGAATATATTTGTATATGAGGATGATAAGAAAAAGAAACACTCTGTTAATTTAGAAAGACCTATAAATGATATAGCTTTTCACCTTAAAGATAATGCAAATCAAAAATTTTATAACGGTGTAATGTTAAATGAATATGATAAAAATATGATAAATGAAATCATTAATTCGTTTTTAGTTACTAAATTATCGCAAGAACAAGTAGATTTAAACGAAGATATTGAACAGCTACAAAAAGATTTTAATGATTTCAGAAAAGAATCTATGTTAAATAAAAAACAATTAAAAATGTTTGCTATTCACAACAACATCCAATCACTTAAAGATAAATAATAAAATAAGAGTAAACAAAGGGGAAAATAATGAAATTTAACAAATGGATAAGGTGATACTAAATTTGGCGCACTCATATATGAACACCAAATACACCAAAACACAAAATAAACATGTTTTTTTCGATAAAAACTTTGAATTATTGCTCGCATAAGCGTTGCTGAATTCCAATTTTTTAAATACAAAAACGAATAAATGAGCTTTTTATTCAAAAAAATAACTTTCATTGGAGATATGTTATGAAATTCGATAAGTATAAGATTTAGGATTATTAGGGTATTTTTTTGTTCAAATTACCTTTTAAATTCGAAAGTTTAGTAATTATTGTCTTTATCATTATATTGCTAATAGCCATCATTAATACTTTATACATATTAAATATCTCAATGAAAAAATACGACCATCTAAAAAACTACAGAGAAAAAAGCGACGAAGATGACAAGGAGGGATGACAAATGTGGGTTCGTGAAATCACCAAAAACAATAGTACGGCCTATCGCTATTTAGAGCGCTATACAGACCCTTTAACTGGCAAGTATAAAACAGTATCAGTTACACGTAACAAGAATAATGTACGTAGCCAAAAGGACGCTCAATTAGAATTAAATAAAATAATTGAACAACGTTTGAAACATTACAGTACGAAACAACTTGAAAACTTAACGTTCCATGATGCGTGCGATGAATGGTTAGAGCATTACAAGACACATTCAGGCTCAAAACCAACCACTATTAAAGAAAAGAAAAGTAATGCTAATACAGTCAAAAATGCTATTGATAGCAAAGTACTCATCAGCAAGATTACGCACACCTACTTACAAAACATCATTAATGAATGGGCTAAATCACATAGTATTGGCCATGTTCAATCTCTTGTTATTGTTATTCGTTCCGTTTTCAAATATGCTTTTAAATATTATGATCTGCACGATATTAGTGTGTTAGATAAAATAGATATACCTAAGAAAGCCCAAACCAGAAACGAACTTCAAGCTAAACGTAATAACTATTTAGAAGATAGCGAAGTAAAGGAGTTACTTCAATGCTTCGACTATCTAATTAAACATAAGCGTCATGCTACACGTAAACGTAACTATGAAATGGTAAAAGCATTAGTAGAATTTCAAATTAACAATGGAATGCGCATTGGCGAACTCCTAGCAATCAAGACAGACAATGTAGACGTGGAGAATAAAACACTAGAGATTGATGGCACAATTAACTGGGTTACAGATGTAGAAACTGGAGCATTTGGAGTGAAAGAAACGACTAAGACGAGTAAGAGTTATCGAACAATAGGCCTCACAGCTCAAAGTATTAATTTACTTAAAAAACTCATGCTAGAAAATAAAAAAGAGAATCAGTGGAATGATAAATTCATAGATAGAGGTTATATATTTACTAACACTGCTGGTAGCCCTATTGACTTAAATAAGGTGAATAATATTATTAAAGAAGCTACTGATATAAGTTCAATTAACAAGCGTGTGACAACGCACACATTACGTCACACACATATATCTACACTTGCGCAATTAGGAATAAACCTAAAAGCGATACAAGATAGAGTTGGCCACAGTGATTATAAAACAACTTTAGAGATATACACGCATGTTACGGATAAAATGGCACAAGATATGATGAATAAATTAGAGGGGATAGGGAGTTAA